AATCGGGCTAAATAAACCCTTGCTTTGTGCTAATTCAATTATTGAAGCTTTAAAATTGGTCTGTTCCTGCTTCTCCGTCGATACTCGTAAATAACCGTAAATTGTCATATATATATAATAATGGTACACAAAAAAATTTATTTTCAAAAAAATAAATAAATATTATATAAATGTTTTCATAATATAGAAATAAAAATGTTATGTTTTTTATTCATAATATAAAAAATTATTGTCCCTTTTTTTTTTCTCTTCTTAATTTATAATGACTCAAAAAATAGATCTCAAAAAAATAGAAATCAAAAATTTCGATCAAAAATTCCCCTTGATGTGTAATTATTTATCAGGCGTAGATTCTCATAATCCTATCGAATGTTATGATGGTGGTTCTCTTTTAACATCTGAAGAATATAATGAATTATTTTTATTAGAAAAAATTTTAAGGCGAGATATTGATGTATATAATAGATTATTAAAAGAGATGAATGAAGTTAAAGCTAATATCAAATCATTTCCAATGACAGCCGACGATTTGGTATCGTTAAGAGATTATCATAAATATTCTCAAATTTGGTTAATTGAAAATATTGATAAATTTACTTTATATTTTCGTGTTTTCGGTATTTTGAAAATAGTTAATGATAACTTATTATTGAAATCGGATGATACTTTTTGTAATAAATAATAGAAAATAAAATTTTTGTATAACATTTTATTTTCTAAATATATAATATAGAATGACCGAAGAAATCAAATGTTTAGATTCTAATGATTGGAAATTTGAATATAAAAAATGTTTGGAAAGTATAGAAGACGCAAAAGAAACAATCGTCGAACTAAATGTATTTTTAAATAAATGTTCTAAATGTGAAAGTATTACATTTGAAGACATTTTTTCAATGATACAAGATGGTTTAGAGGATATTTCATGTAAATTAAACAAAGAAAATAAAACATTTGATGATATTTCAATTATTGAAGCTGTACATTATATTTTACATAATTCAGATATATACGATACAAATTATAATATAACAAAATTACATGATTACGGACGTTATAGATCTAAATTAAGAGTATATAAATCATGTGTCAATTCTGAAACTTTTAATACTATCCCAAAATATGACCGGTTATGTTCTTATTTAAATGCTTTTTCTTAATTTTATTTTGAACGCGTCAAATATAAAAATTATTTTCTACATATAATATATAGAAAATGGAAAACAAAGAAAATAAAGAAAATGAAGAAATTAAAAGACACCCAACATATTTAAATTATGGTGCTGTCGCAAATGGTAAAATATATAATTATAAATTAAAAAAAGAAATAAAAGTAAAAATAGATAAATACGGTTATGCTCGTACTGGTATACGATATAATAATCAAACGAAACAAATAAGAGTCGGTCGTTTTGTTTATGAATGTTTTTTCGGTTTAATTCCTGATGATAAAGAGGTAGACCATAAAAATGATATTAGAAATGACAATAAAATAACAAATTTACAATTATTATCACATAGTGACAATATAAAGAAAAAATATACGACTGGATATAAAAATAATTTTCACAAAATGGGTTATGGTAAACGTGTCGAAGCTACCAATTTAAATGATAATATTATAACCACATATAATTCTATTTATGGCGCTGGTGTGGCTTTAAATATAGTTCCGGCTAGCGTTAATAGAGTGTGTCGAGGTATGCAAAAAACGGCACTCTCAAAAGATTCTAATATAAAATATAGTTTTAAATTTATTTAAATTTCATTCTGAACGCGTCAGAATAAAAAATTATTTTCTAAATATAAGATATATAGAAAATGTCCAATTCTACTACGGGTAAAAATAAGTTTTCATTGATTATAGAGAAAGAATATGATGAAATTACGGAGCCAAATAGTAAATTAAGTATTCATGAAAAAATAACACATTTAAATAGTTTAACTTCGAAAATATTGATGTCGAAATTTAGCTCGTCTTTTTTGGAGTTTGTACAAACTATAAATAATAAAATATCAATGTTATACGCAACTTGTGAAGTTTGCGGAATTGAATTTAAATCAGCTAGAGCCAAAGAAAATCATATTATCACAAAACATAATTCGGCCAGAGATAAGGCAATAGAAAAACTTAAATATGAAGTAGAACTACATGAAATGAAAACGGGTAAAAAATCAACCGGTGATATAAATTTAGATGAAAAAGTACATATAATGAAAGATGAAAAAGTACATGAAGTGAAAATATGTAAAAAAACACGTGGAAAAAATAAAATTTGTACACTTTGTTATTTTGTTACTATAAATCCCACACAATGTGATTTAAATATATTGACTGATATTGTCGATAATATTACTGATGCCAATTATACACCCGATATATTAGCTTATGTTTACGAACAAAGATCAGATAAAAAAGAAAATATGGGTGTCGGGGGACATATTCACATGTTAGTTAAAAATACATGTAAGGCGTCATTAATAACACGGAGTATATACCGGGCTATTTGTAAATTAGATAGAACACACGATTATATTAATTCAATCAATTGTATAAATGTTGTCGAAGTTAAAAGCGATACACAGTTAAAAAAATTTATAAATTATATGAAAGGTAAAAAATCACCTGATAAAATGCCAGTTTGTGCAATTAATACAGAATGGCGAAAATTAAATTGTGTAGAACAATTTTATAATCTTGATACAGAACATAAAATAATACTCGAACAATTAGGAGATATTAATTTTACAAAATCCGAATGTATTATTGAGACATGCGATAATATTAACACTGTTGTAATTGTTATTAATGGTATTACTCATCGTCTTCCCGTTCCTATTGTATAAAAAGATATATGTTTATTAATATGATATAGTAATTATATTAATAAATTTAGTTTTGTGTATGTTGTATTAAAAAATTAAAAAATTAAAAAATATAATATATAAATATATATTATATAAAATGTACAATCTTGAAGCCGGATATTATGGCAAATTAAACCCTACACAGATTCAAGAAGAACAACAGAAAAAAAGATTTATGGATAGTATTAAGTTTCGTGGAATAGATGACCAACAAATACAAGAACAAATTTATAATATTGAACAAAAACAACCCAAACGTGTTACACTTAGAGGTAATCAACTCGGATCTTATCAGTTAAATGACGGTGCTATTATTAATATAGCAAAAAAACCGAGATCCGCAAAACAACAAGCTAATGCGCTAGTATTATCCGCTTATAGAAAGGCAAAAAAAGACACTTTCGAAGGTATGCCAGGAAAAGTTTTTAAAAGAAAACAAGACGCTATAGCAAATTTAACAAAGGCATATAAAACCGCAAAACGTGAAAAAAGATTTGAAGAAATGGCCGAAATAATGGAAAGAAAAAAAAGACTATATGGCCAAGGTGAGGGTGGATACTACAAACCTAAACATTATAACACAAAAACCAAGAAAAAAGAACCAATGAAAACAAGTATAATATACAAAAGATTTAAACAACATGTACAACTAATAAACCCATTATTAAAAGATGCAGAAATTAAAAAATTATTTTTGAAAGAACAAAAAATGAAATCAAAATTAGATATAACAAAATTAGTAAAAAGAAATTATATGAAATCAGTTATAAAACGTAAACCTGTTACTAAAAAGACCGTCAAGAAACCAACTAAAAAATCAGTCAAGAAACCAACTAAAAAACCAGTCAAGAAACCAACTAAAAAATCAGTCAAGAAACCAACTAAAAAACTAGTCAAGAAACCAACTAAAAAATCAGTCAAGAAACCAACTAAAAAAACTGTTAGGAAACCAACCAAAAAATCAATTAGGAAACCAACCAAAAAATCAATTAGGAAACCAACCAAATGAGAAACTATTGTATTTTTTTTATCATATTATTTATATGATGAAAATTAATGAAAAATTATTTAATAAATTGGATACATATTTACAAATAAAAATTTATAAATATATGTTTGATTGTTGTATATTTGAAATAAAAAATTTACAAAAGAAATTAACAATAAACATTTTAGTCACATTTAAAAAAAAATCATGTATTGTTATTGATTATTTAAACATGTGTATATTTTATGAAGTATGCTATGATGATAATACAATTAATGAATTAATACAAGTTTTAACAGTAATGTAATTTAAATGTGTCTATTTAGAAAGGTTTTATTTTAGGTGTTAAAAATTGTGGTAATGGGTAAATTTTATGTTTCTTCATTATATTAATAGTGATCATATAAATAAAAGAACTTATGCTCTTCGAAATATTATCTAATGATTCGGCTACTTCTGTTTGTGTCAATAATGTTTTTTTTGACATAACATATGTTAAATATTCAACAATTTGCGTACAATCAAACCCACGTAATAAAATACCTTGTATATTCCATCTAATATAGTCAATTTGATGATTTATAACCATCATATTTATTCCCTTGTGTTCATGTGTTTTTAACACTTTAGAAATCGTTTTTAATTGTGTATTTAGATTATATAGGTTACCAATCTGTGAATTTATTATATTGTATGTTATTTTTAATATATCTAAAAGTTTGAAATGTCTAGCATAAGAAAACATCCGTTTAACTGCTTTAAATGGGTTAAATGATTTATATTTTGAATAAAGTAAAACATACATTGATTTCTTAAGATCTTCGCCAAAATAATAATCTTTTTTTTGTAAATAAAGATCTGGCATATTTAACATTAGCGTATCCCCCTTTTTATCCAAATATTCAAGCCATATAAAATTCGAACATTCGACATATTTATTGTCATCAGATATAAATATCCCTTCTATATTTATCGCGGATTTTTCGACTACTGCCATGTTTAATGTATATTTGTATGCTACATTATCCATCGTCACCAATATTTTAAATCCTTGCATAATTTCATTTGCTGACCATCTCAAAATATAATGTTGTCTCATTATATCTTGTATCACTTCATATTCATATTGCCCTTTATTCGGCGCTTCTTGTATTTTCATAATATTTGTCATTTCTGGTTTGGTTATGAGTTTTCTATTATAAAATAATATCATTGTCTCGAAAAAATCAGAAGGCATATAATATGTATTATTTTTACACTTCCCGTAATCAATATCATAAAAAAGATGATCTATACCACATTTAACCTCTGTGTATATTTGATCTTTACGTAGTGTTATATCATTTATGACTTTTTTTATATTTTCACAAAATATATATATTAATTCGGTCGGTGTATCCTTTTTAATTTCTTCTAATAAATCGATATCACTAGCATTTCCGGAACGATATGAAAAACTGCCGATTAAATTCGTGTGTTGTGTGTGTTTATCAATTGTGTAAATTTTAATTTGTTCTTTAATTTCTTCGGGATAGCCTTTTTTTAATGTAATAGCTTTTTTATAGTCCATATATATTAGATAAACATAAAATATTTGTTTATTATATATGGAGTACATAAGGAAATTGACTAAACTTCCGACATCTGATGAATATATTTTAAATAAAATTAAAACGAATATAGTCACGTACAGTGAATTAAAAAATGTAAATAATATAGATGATGTTTTTATAAATGATTCATGTATTATTTTATACGAGAAAACGGCCGGTGATGTTGGCCATTGGTGTTGTATGGTAAAAAGAAATAATTTAATATCATATTTCGATTCATACGGTAGAGAACCCGACCCATATATTTATTTACGGGGCCAATATCCTTATTTATCAAAATTATTGTATAAATCACCGTACAATTTAGAATATAATGAATATGATTACCAAAGTAAAAACGTCTCTACTTGTGGCCATCATTGTATTGTAAGAATATTATTTAAATATAAACCACTTAAAAAATATCAAGATTTTATGAATCAATTTAAAAATGATGATGATGTAGTTACAGCAATATCAACAATGATTTAATTATTTTTTTCTTACCCATTATATATATATGTCTTCTAATCGTGTGTATTTAGATCTATTGAAAACATCTGGTTCTTCGGATAGGTACGCTTCCTATTTTAAAAGATATGGTCAAAATATTATTGAAAAAGCTAATGATTATTATATCGCTATTGATAGGTTTAATATTCCATGTGATAATATACCATTATTGATATTTAACCCTACACCCAATTATTATGTTGTTGAAATGGAATATAATACGGTTTTATCCGGCCCTGTAGCACTTACATATATCCCTTCTTACCCCGGGGCTAATCCTTCCGACCCTAAATATTATTTTGTTTTCAGTTTTGATATTATGATAAAAATGATAAATAACGCAATCTCTACCGCTTTTAATACTTTATCGGGTATCGTCACTTTACCACCTGGCGCAGTTGCTCCACATTTTCAACTAGATCATCAAACTAAATTAATGCAATATGTCGCACAAATAGCCTCTTATGATGTTTTGGCCACTCCTCCTATTGTCCCTATTAAATTATTCTTAAATCGAAATGCATATTCTTTTTTCTACGGTATGCCTATATATTATGATGCTTCGGCACTCACTCGAAATGCTCAGTTTATTGTTTATAATCAATATAATAATACGGTCGGAAGTGATTATGTTATGACTACTAATAAGGGTATATCAACAATAACTAACTGGAATGTTTGTAAGGGCATACTCATGGCCTCCGATTATTTACAAATAGAACAAGAAGATTTACCATATTTAAGAAATCAAGATACAGGCCTATTGAATAAAAGAAATATACTAGCTAATTTCGATTTTATTTATGATACTGCCCACCCTATGCCCGATAATGCACAATATATATTAAATAGTGTATATAAACTAATCGATATGAAGGGTTCGGACCCTGTAAATACTATAGATATAAAAATATACTGGTATGATATTTTAAATAATGTTTACCCATTGGACCTTAATTTTACAAAAGCTTTGAGCGTGCGCTTCGTATTTATAAAAAGAGGTACCGAATCACAATGAAAATATTAAATATATATAAAATACATTATAAAACTATAATTATTATAGTTTTATTTTTTAAAAATATATTTTCCTATAATATATATATAAACTATGTCAAACCTTCAAAAATTTAAGTTGTTAGATCCTCGTCTCGATGTTTCCGAAACCTTTAAAAAATGGTTCGTTATGTTGGGGTCTCCTGATATTGTAACTCAAGTATATCCAACATCTCAATTTTCGAATACTAACACTACATTTAATATACCTCTACCTAACGCTACGCGTTGCGTCGTTGATAGATCAAGCGCGATTATAGCGCTTCCTGTACGGCTCGTTCTAAATGGTGATGGCTTGGGAACCGGTAATATTTTCCAACCAGACCGGGAAGGGCTCCGGTCTTATCCTTTTGATAAAATTGTAATGACTAGCAATATTAACCAAAACGGCAATATGATCGCCTACCAAAATTATGAACAAATCTTACCAATGGAAAGATATAATGATAATCGTAAAAATAATCAAATTGTACCCACTATGTGCGATTGTGCGCAATCATATACATCTTCGTATAATACTTCTCGGTCGCCATTCGCCCTTTATTTTGATAACCCGGCCGAAATCACGCGCCGTGCTTATCCTTTAACAATCGTAGGGGGTACTAATACTACTACAGATTGTACTATTGATACCGTATTATTTGCGAATATCTTCGATTATCCGCCTTTCTCCGAACAAACAGATGTAGTCGGTATTAATTTGACACCATTCGTATTAAATTATACATTTATAAATCAACTAGCGCATATGTGGGCTCGAGATCCCGCACATACTCAGCATTTAACATCATTAAATGTTACTATCGGTTCTAATAGTTTGATGACAAACCCACAAATTAGTATGACTGTTTTGAGTTTGCCCCATAGTGTGTCTATGCCTGATAATATTTCGTATCCTTATCATTTAGTTACATATTTTCCATCAACTACCGTTTCAACTCTGGCCCCGGGTGATGTTGTTACTAAATCACCAACTCAAATTATTCAGTTGGATACTGTACCGAGTAAAATTTACTTGTATGTTAAAGTCGCTACTCAAAATGTTTTGGCATCTCTAACATCTGCTATAACTTACCCCGATACATTCGCCAGTATCACAGGTATTTCGATCACTTTCGGTAATAAAAATAATTTATTGGCTTCTTGTGGTCAACATGATCTATACACCATTTCTAAGAAAAATGGTTTATGTGATAAATGGAGCTTTTCCGATTTCACCGGCTCTAATGGTGCAGGCGATGGCGCACTAATGGGTTCTGTCATTTGTATTGATCCTTCAAAGGATCTATCACTAGAAGAAGGGTATATCGTCGGTAAACAATCAAAAATTAATTTTCAAGCTTTGATTAACTATACAACTATAAGCCCTTACACTATTCAATATGATGTTTGCGCTCTCATGGTATATGATGGCATTCAAACTATGATCGGCAACAGATGCGATTTAACCACAAATGTTATTTCTGATGAAAGCGAAATACAAATGTCTCCCATTTCGTACCTTGAAATGAAGAATATGTACGGTGGACAATTGGCCGGAGATGCTAAAAGTTTCTTTCGGAATGTATGGGGTAAACTTAAACAATACGCTGGACCAATTAATCAAATCCTAAAAGATACTAAATTAATCAGTAGAATCGCTCCTATGATTCCTTATGTAGGGCCCGCTATTGCTCCTATCGCTCGAACTTTAGGTTATGGCGAAGGTCAAGGCGTCATCGCCGGTGGTGACTTCTACGCTCAAAATATGGGCGGTTTTATTGCTGGGGAGAGCGACGGGTTTGATGGCTTCGATGGTGACGGTGTTTTAGCAGGCGGAAAAGTGTTGAAGCGGGGATCTTTGCGCCGTAATATGAATCGTTACAGACGTTAAATATTATGTGTATTTTTTCAATACTTTTTATAAAAAAACAAAAAAATTTATTATTATTTTTCTTTGTTTTCTTCTTATTGTTCTAAGCCGTGCTATTTTTTGGCGCTTTTTTTTTTCCTCTTTTTCCACCTCTCATGTTACGGCTCGAAAATTTTGTCACGTTTTAATATATTAGAATATTTTACAAGTACCAATATGTATATGTTATATGTATGTATGCGCGTAGGTGTTTTTTTCCCTTTTAAGTCGAAATTTTAATATTTTTGGCACGGTTTGCTATAACGTGCCAAAAATGATGAAAAAGTGATTTAGTATAATAAAAAGACCTGTTTTTGACACGTTATAGCAAAACGTGCCAAAAATATTAAAAAAGTGTTTATGATTACCTATTTGTAATTTTGGTACGTTATAGCAAAACGTGCCAAAAATATTAAAAAAGTGTTTATGATTACAATTTTATTGTTAAAAATTTATATTTTTCCTATTTTCTTATAGCGAATTTCGAAAATGTTGTATGAACTTTGAAAATGTTTTTTATGTCAACATTCATGTAATTTTTAAATTTTCATAATACATATGTTTTAGACCCTCTAAAACATATGTTTTTCGATTTTTGTAAAATTCATTTTGTGAGAAGTAACATTTTAGCTTTTGAAATGAATATTTTTGTAAAAATAACATCATTTAAATAATCCCCCGGCCTCATACTCAATTAGACCAAAAAAAATATATGTTCTAGGACCTCTAAAACATATGTTATATGAAAGATTCAAAAGTTTGACCATTTAATGTGTGTATTTTCTTTGTTCGCTCATCGCTATCGCTAACGCTTGCTTTGGATTTGTTACCTTTCTTCCGTGGCTATCATATAATTTACCCCTTTTAAATTCATTCATCACATATTCAATCTTGTTAATTCCTCCGTATCTTGAATAATATATTTTTTTGTATTTTTCTAATTCGGTTAATTGTTCGTTGTATTCTTTTGTAAATTTAACTATCGATTCTTGTAATAAATTTAATAAATGCTCATGTTCACTTATTAACTCTTGTAAATTTAAATTTATTGTATTCATATATATTATATATACATATAAAAAATGAGCGGTGGTTTTGATTTTGAAAGACATTTAAAAGGTATTCAAGAAGCTCTAAAAGGGGTTAGAATGAATTTTAAACCCCAAATGAGGCAAATTTTAGAAAAAGAAGGCGAAAAAAAAATTATAAAATTATATGTCGCTAGGGCACCTATACCTAGCCAAATTAAAAAATTGGCTGATATGATAAATAAATTGTCGGGATTTGAAAAAATACAACATGATAAATTATTCCATTTGTATTTAATTATTAAATTAGAAAATATGGTGTCTGTTGTTTTGGAAAAAAATGAGGAACTGAATATGAAATATTATAAATCATCTTCAATTGAGGAAATAAAAGAAATATTTTTTGATAAAAATCTAAATATTACACAATTATTATTAAATTCTATTGACACTTACGGGGCTAATCGTATATTCATTTATGATGCTTTAACTACAAATTGTCAACGTTTTGTTTTGGATATACTGACCGCTAATAATATAAATGTATCTAATGATATTTATTCTTTTATTATACAGGATGTTAAAAATTTGATTCCTACTTGGGCTCATAAAATAGCTAATTTTATTACTTCCGCTTATAATCGTTTTAAGATGGCTATTTATGGATATGGGACATTAAATATTCATTATTGCCCTATATGTAATAAAAATATTAAAAATATTATAGATCATATTTCTAGTAATAATCATTTATTAAATTTATTAGAAATTAATATTTAATAATTGTATAATCGATGTTGGCGCTCTAATTGTTGCCTCATATGTTGATATTGTTGTTGCTGGGGCATATTTCCGCCTTGTTGGGCTTTGTGTTGGTGCCATAATTCGGCTACATCTGCCATATTATAGCCTTGTAACATGTAATGTTTAACAAAATTGTTGTATGCTGAAGGGGCCCTTTTTGGTTTTCTCTGTTTCCTATATCCTCGTCCCATATAATCGGTGTAAAATTCCATTTTTGGTATATATATATAATTCAGATTTTTATTTAATTAATATTATTCTTCTATCATCAATAAATCTCTTAATTTATCGTTTAATTTCGCGTATATTTTATGAATTTTCGTTTGTTCATGATTCCATTTGTTCCGATGTGTGTATTGTCTTAAACATATCGGACAATTAACAATATAATTACTCCTTACACGTGGCACCATAACCGGGAATTTCATATCGAATCTTAATTGTTCGGGTGTTCTATGTATTGGCTCGATATCCATATATTTTATGTATATCTTATGTATATATAAAAAATTCACATTTATTTTTTATTACTGCCCATTTTTTTTATATTCCCTTTTTGGGGAGATTCTATTATTTAAATTTCTGCTCTTATTGTATTATGTCGTTAACGTACAATTCAACAGGAACCCCTATAACTTATGACATTACAACGGAAGAAATAATATCATATACAGATAAAGAAGAACATATAAAAGAAGCCCAAGGTATTTTTGATGTTATGCCCAATATAGACCAACATTTCGAAAATGTTTTTGTTGTCGGTGCTTCTGGCTCTGGTAAATCTTACTGGACGGCTTCTTATGCTTTATCTTATCGTCGTATTTTTCCTAAAAAAAATATTTTTATGTTCTCACAAAAAACATCTGACCCATCATTCGAGGAAAGAACCGACAAGGACGGTAATAAAATCGATATTAAAAGTATTCTTAAACTTCGTCGTATTAAGGTTGATGATTCATTTTTAAATAAAAATATTGATGTTCTAAAAGATTTTAATGATTGTCTCATTATTTTTGATGATTTTATGTATTATGATAATAAAAAACTTGTTGATAAAATTTGTTCTGTTATTACTCAAGTTTTAACTTTAGGTCGCACACCTCAGCTTTATTGTGTTATTACTGCACATTTAATATACCAAATGAAAAATAAGGATATGTATATGAATCTACAAAATGAAATTCATAAATTAGTTTGGTTCAATGGTGTAAATACTTTTCAATTATATTATTGTTTAAAAAATTATTGGGGTATTTCGAAAAAACAAATTAATATGTTATTACATATCGAGCCTTCAAAAAAATATCAATTTACATGTCTCAATAAGGTACCTTTATATGTTATTACTGATCATAGATGTATATTATTGTCTTAAATCATGTTTTTATTATTGTTGTTCTTGTAATAATAATAAAATATAATGTATTGTATATATATACATATGTCTATATCTAATTTATCACGTCCCAATTTGTACGATTTTTATATGAATTCATTGACGACTAATATAATAAATGCGGATAATTTAAATATTGTCAGTACTGACGAATCTACATCAACGTCGACAGGCGCACTTTTGGTGCCTGGTGGTGTCGGTATAAAAGGTAATTTATATGTCGGGGGAATAATTAATGGCACGCTTCCGACTCCTTCATTTGATGAATTACATTTAACATCAACAATTCAATCAACATCTATATCTACGGGTTCTATGACGACTTTAGGTGGTGTTGGTATTACCAAAGATTTATATGTAGGTGGTACAATACACGGGACAATTTTGACCGCTACAATAGATGAATTGGTTGTGTCTTCAACTATAGATTCAACCTCAACATCAACAGGTGCTTTAAGAGTAAATGGCGGGGTCGGATTCGCTAAAAATTTAAATATCGGCGGTGACTTGAATATTAATCAAAATTTTCACTCTGATGGATATATTGCAGCTGATGGCGAAGTTTCAAGTATATCGCAATTTACATGTCTCGGTACTTTAAATTCTTTTGATGCTACTAGTGGATCTTTTGTAACATCCGGGGGGGTCGGTATCGCTAAAAATTTAAATGTTGGCGGTGATGTTATTTTTTTATCGACAACATTTTCGACGAGTACTTCAACGGGTTCGATTATTTGTTCAGGTGGTGTCGGTATCGGTAGTGATCTTTATGTTGATGGCACAGTTACAGGAAATAGCACCATTAACGGTGTTGTTATTTTTGGAAGGGGGACAATCGATTCTTCTAATGTTTCATCTGGGTCAATTGTTACATCTGGAGGCGCGGGAATAGCTAAAAACTTATATGTCGGTGGTAATATATCAAGTAATGATATAATTCAAGGTCTTACAATAAATAGTAATGGTACTTACGATTCCTCAAATATTTCTTCTGGTTCTTTGGTAACTCTGGGAGGTGCTGGGATCGCTAAAAATTTGTACGTAGGGGGTACAATTTATGGTTCTGTTATTGGGAGTCTGTCAACAAATAGTTTACATCTGACAGATACAATCGATTCTTCTGATGTTTCTACTGGTACATTAATTGTTGATGGCGGCTCTGGTATCGCTAAAAATTTAAATGTCGGTGGTAATATATCATCTAATAATATAATTCAGGGGCTCACAATAAATAGTAATGGCACATATGATTCCTCAAATATTTCAACCGGTTCTATCGTTTCATTGGGTGGTGTGGGTATTGCTAAAAAATTGTATGTCGGCGATGATGTTGTAACGTCGTCAACATTTAGATTATTTTCGGGGACTGATGAAATGTTTAATATTGGGGTAAGTGGTGGGTTAGAAACCATATTTAATAATCCGGTAGGAAACCTATTTAAATTTACCGAATCGGTGGATATTGGGAGCGCTAATAATCAACTTGTACTTCGTTATACAACTTCAAACGTATATTCACGTTTCGCCGTTAATAGTAGCGGTGATATGACGATTGATTGTACAGGTGACGATTTAAATCTCGCCTCAACTGATACCATTCATATTCTAAATACATCACAATCAAGTGATACATTAACGGGGGCACTTTTAATATCGGGTGGGGTTGCTATTGCTAAAAAATTAAATGTAGGAGAAAATACGATAATAACATATACATTGGGTCCGCAATTATCATTAAATTATGATGCGACAAATAAGGCATTATTTGAAGTAAACGGCGCGGGAGATATGACTATTGATTGTAGCGGGAATAATTTGAATTTTGTATCATCTGATGTTGTAACGGTTTACAATACAACACAATCAATATCAGATATAACCGGAGGATTTCAGGTAAGAGGTGGCGTGGGTTGCGTCGGTAATATATATGCTGGTGGACTTATAAAAGCATCAATCACAACACAATCAACCGACACATATACCGGATCCTTAATATGTGCGGGTGGTGCTGGAATAGCGAAAGATATTTATTGCGGTGGCAATATGTATTTTACTGGGACAGTATATAAAGAGTATCAAGGACAAGTAACGACTCCAGCATCAGGAGGCGCAACGTTAACACTTGGTAGTGGTTCTTTTGTTCAATTTTGGAGCTTCAGTGGTACAGTTGATCAGTCTGTGTATTGTAATTTTGACGTCCCGCATGACTACAAATTAGGGTCCGCAGTCTCACTTCATATTCATTATGTGAATAGTACGGCAACCGCTGGCGATGTCATATGGTCATTTGCTTATACTGTGTGTGAACCAAACGGCGTACTTGATGAATCAGGTACAATAGGTACGAAAACAGTCGCAAATAGCGCGACTTTAGACCTTTTAAATGTGGTAGAAATCGTATCGATTCCAATGACAGGAATTACACAATATGGTACTATCATAGCTTGTAAGGTTGGCCGGAATGGTTCAAGTGATAGTTACGCGGGCACTAGTAAGCTTTATAATGTGGCTATTCATTACCAGGTTGACCGTATGGGTACTACATCTGTTTAAATTTATTTTGTATTAAAATAAAATATTGTGTATATAATATATACAATGTCAATCAAAGTTTTACCAACAATACCGGATATAACACAAGAAAAACTCCCCATTCAAACTTTTAAATCTCAGGGTAATTTACGTATCGAAAAAGAAAGAAAGACTATCATTATTACTAATAGTATTACTATTTCGTTAGAACCTAATACATCCGGCGTCATCACTGTCGATTTAAAAAATGATTTTGGTTATACCCCTTATGTAACATATAATGTTCTCTGTAAAGATAATTTATTCGGCTTATGTCATTATCTTACAGAAATAACATCAAAATCTTTCATTTTAACAATCCAAAATGAAACTATTGAATCACGAAATATTACGATAAATTATAAAGTACGCTAATAAATAATACTCATTGTCTCTTTATTACACTATGTCATTTATATTAATTATCTACACTAATTAATATAAATATTAATATGGAAGATTTATTTAAAACAATTGAAGAAGTACCCACATATACATTTAAAATCTTAGATAAAGTGCATGAGGTTACAAACTTTAAAATAAATGTCGACGATTCAGAAGAAACACAAAAAAAAATAGATGATAGATGTAAAAAATTATTAACTGATTTGGACAGTTGGGATATAAAAAATATCTGTATCGAAGATTTGATTATACGAAATGAAGGTGAATTTAAAGTAATACAGCAATTCAGAAAATTAAAAGATTTGAGTAATGAAATTCTAACAAAGCGAATTTTAGATGATATATTAATAAATGAATCATCTATCTTTGATAAAAGAAATAAAAATAAAGATCCAACCGATAAAATTATAGAAATCGCAAAAATTGACGAAGTTGTTAAAAAAGAACAAAAGAAAGAAAAAAAGAAATTCTCCCTACGAAAAATTATATAACTTGTTCGGTCGTTTTGGTCGTTTTGGTAGTTTTAAAGGGGCTATCAAGATTATTTTTTTTTATGAATTTCCGTAATGTTGGCATTGTAACACTATAATGTGTACATATAACTTTCAGTTTAACACCCTTATTTAAATTGTCTTGGATTAACCTAATATTATTTATGTCTTTATCTAATTTAGCTTTTTTAGGTCGACCGAGCACAGTACCCCGCGCTTTCGTGGCGCTAAGGCCTATTTTAGTTCTATACGCTAAATTCTCGCGCTCGGTCTGTGCTTTCCATGCCGTAACGGCTAATAATAAATTACTCGTCGGGTCGTCTTTAATCGGTATATCTCCAATTGTACTATAAATAATGATACCTTTTCGGCGACATTCACTTAAAAACTCCATAGATTGGAGGAAATTTCGCCCAATTCGTGAATATTCGGACATAATAATGATATCATCTTTTTTCATTTTTTCGAATTCTTGCCCTAAAAGCCGATGTCGCCAATCTTTCCGCCCTGATACTGTTTCGGCAATCCATACAA